TCTACGAGTATATTACTAGGAAGGTATGAATATGCTTCGTCGAGGTCGTCTCCACCAAGAATGTATCTTCCTTTATCCAGACCTTCATAAACTTGAAGGATTTTTTGTACTTCTAATTTTTCCATATGTATTATTGTTTTTTATCTTAAATAACTTTTATTGTTTACAATATCATGTATTGTGCTTTGTGATACGTTATATTCTTTTGATAATTTTCGTTGTGAATATTTTCTTGGAATGTATTTTTTTCTTATTTCATCAACTTGATAATTCTTTAGTTTAGAAATTGTATGAGTTTCTCCATATTGATGAGTAAATCCATTTTTATGATAATGTTGGATATTTTCTTTATGACTGCAATATTCAAGATTCACATAATTATTGTCCCATGGTATACCATTTTTATGATTAATTTCATTATATTTATATGGGTTATTACAAAATAATTTAGCAATAATTATATGAACTAGTGTTAATTTTCCGTTTACATTAACACTACGATAATGTCCTTTTGTACCAGTTTTTTGTTGTTTTAATATTCTTTCTTTATTATACTTCAATGATTTTATATCACCATTTCTATTAGCGTAATATACGTCCTCATAATTTTTCCATTCCATATTAGTTACTTTTATTAGTATTTTTGTTATACCAATCCTGCATCCACGAAGATAATCTTCCTGACTTGCAGCGACACCCCACATATTTATTTCCCGTTAGTTTCATATACATTGCTATGTATTCACTCCAGTACGTATTTACATTTTTTGTTGTTATTAGTATTCTCACTTCTTCCAGTAATTCGTCCATTTTTTTTCCTGTTTTGAGATACATTATTAGATTTTCTCTTAGATCTTTCTTGATTTTCTTTATTATATTCGAAACCGTTGATATTGAATAATGTGTGGCTTCCGATAGTTGTTTATAATTTATTTTTTTAGAGCTAAGTAAAAAATACGTTTTAAAAATAAACTTTTCTTTATCACTATAATATTTGTCTACATATTCATATATTCCATTAACTATATAACTTAATTCAAAATCAAGAAGTTGTTGTTGTTGTGATTGATTTTCATTTAATAGTAATATTTCTTCTACTTTATTATAATAATTTGGATCTTCAATATCAATGATAACTCTGCTTTTATTTTGTCTATACTGAGATTTATATGAATTCATTAGTGCAACTCTGGTAAAATTCATATAATTTTTACCTTCAAAGCCATTTGATTTTATTCTATCATAGCAACGTAAATAAACTGTATGTAATAAGGATTGATAATCGTTTTTTGGATTTATTGATTTTGTGAAACCTTTCAGGTAGTTATATTCCTTATTAAAAAATTGATTGAATTCTTGTACTTTTTCATCATTCATATTGTTTGGAACCTTTTTCTTTTTTGATAAAATTAAAGACATCGTCATCGTTAATGTCATTCTTGATTATATCCTCAATTAATGGACGTATGGTTTGGATTACCTTTTTCTTATCATAAATATTAATACGATTAAACAAAGTCAGATCAACATTAACAAATTGATAACATTTTTTTTTATGACCTCTTTCCAATACTGAAGTATCAATGACCACGATTGATTGTTGGTGATATAATCCTGTGGTTTTTGCAATGGCAGATATTCTTATTTTAATATTTCTTATTGCTTTATTAATACAATGATCAATTTCATTTTGATATAAATCAGGATTAATTTTTATCCAACCGCCAAGATGAACTTGCGTTGTTTTAAAAGTTATATGATTAGGAATAAAAATTTGATTTTTGATGTTATTGATTGCAGGTAATTTAATTGTTTTTATACCTTTTTCTCTTTTATATGTCATGATTTATAATGAATAATTTGGTGGATATACGTTTGGCTTACACCAAACATTTCAGCCAATTTTGGTTGTGTCATTTTCTTTTCTGTTGTATATAGTTTTCTTATCTCATTCATTTTCTCATTACTTAAACTACAAACATTTTTCTTTTTTGGAATATAATCTACTGGTGGTGTTTGTAATGTAATTTTTCTTTTTGCTATAACGGTATTAGTATGAAGCCTGCATTCTCGTTTTGGAGCTGTACCATTTAATTCTTTCAATATTGTTTTCTTTGGAAATACCCATTCATTAAACTTATTTTTCATTGGTAGTTTATACCATATACCATTTACTCCATTTAATTGCCAGCCCAATGCTTTTAATATATTTGCTGTGTTTTCTTTCTGCCAGTCATTCATATATTTTCCAGGTTGAGGTGGTACTCTATGACTTGTCTCCCATATATTTTCCAAATATGTTTTTTCTCCTCTTTCGATTATGCAAGCTTTACAGTAGCTAGCATATTTATCCAATGATCTTCTTTGGTGATAAAATTCACTAATAGGTTTTTCTATTTTACAGATATAACACACTTTGGTTTGGCCATTTATCATTTTAATACTCATAATATAAATATACAGAAATTTCTGGAAATATCAAAAAGTTTAAATGATATTGTAAATTTTGAATAAAATTTGTTATATTTGTATATTCTCTCATTTTGGTTATAGAGGAAGCGGCTTTGCTCTGTTTACGATTTAGCCATTTTATTCAATTGTTTTTCCGCTTCCTCTTTTTGTGCAATATTCTTTTACACAACAATAGAGAAATTAAAAACAAATATTGGTGGTACACATGTGGGTTTGCAGAATTCTGCGAAGGCACCAATGCATATTTTTATTTAATTATAAAAAAGTAAATATAATACTGGGCCAATATTAATAGGTAATGTTTCTCATTTTCTCTTCAGGTGTTGTTTAGGAAAAAGGTTGAGTTAGTCTAGTACCAATATTACTATTAGTTTAGAAACTAGCTTAACTCTTCTTGTTTGAGGTCGGCTCCTTTAATCTTCACCGAAAGTTAAAGGTTGGAAGCAACTGTTCAGGTATCGGTTTCCAGGCACATCTTACCACTTCTTCCTTTGTTCTATGGTTGTTCTTTGTGTGCTGTACAACAGTAAAACTATTGAAAATATCACGCTGCCGCTAACTAATCTTAACCATGATATTCGACCGTTGCCTTATAAGGCGAAATTTGTATCGATGAGGCGTGCCTCTTATACTAAATATAACCAAATATAACAAAAACCATTTTAAAAACAAAATAATTTAAAAATATATTTTACTGATAGTTAATGTAGTATAAGGTTATACCAGGTACTATGTATAACATAGTACTATATGATACATAGTAGTGTGTAGAATAAATATAAATTGCTGAAAATGATAACTTTTGTTTTGTGTTGTTGATATTTATAGTTATATTTTGTTGATTCGTTATATTGATTGGAATATACCGATAGACATAAAGAATTAAGGAATTCCATACCCAGCGCCGAGGTGCCAATCCACCAAAGCGTCTGGGTTTTTTATTGAATGATTATGAAAAAAAGATTTTTATTCTATGTAGATTGGCAAAAACAAATATCATTATTAAATGATGAACAATTGAGAAGATTTATTATTAATCTTTGTAATTATGCCGAAGAAAAACCAATAGATTTACCAACAGATATTGAAAAAGCAATATGGTTTGGTATTTTACCATCGTTGGAAATTAACCATGAAAAGTATGAAAAGCAAGCTGAACGAAGTAGAGAAAATGGAAAACTTGGAGGCAGGCCAAAAAAACCCATTGGGTTATTAAATAACCCAGAAAACCTGGTAAGTGATAAGTGGCAACTGGTAAGTGATAAGTGTAAAGAGATAAATGAAAAATGTGAAGAAGAAACTCCGTTGGTGCAATCCAGTGGATCGCCAGTGCAGATCGTCTCCGACGGTGCAATAGACGAAATTGAAGTTACTGATGAAATGAAAGAAAAATTTAAAACCAGTAAAGCTTTTAATATTTTCTTGGAAGATAAATCAACTACGCTTTATAAGCAATTTGTTTTTATATATAAAATTGAAGAAAATGAAGAATATAAATTGCATAAAGATAAATTTGAAGAATGGATGCTCAATAAATTTATTGAAGAAAGAAAGCTCAACAAAAAAATTTAATATTAATACTAGAAATACAATGAAAAAAATAGTAGTTGAAATGGATGAAGAAACCTTCGCTATAATTGAAGGAGTAAAAGAATCTGGGTATAGCCCAAACCTTGTATTAAAAGTTGGTGCCTATCATTTTTATGATATGCATCTCAAACAATCAACCAAAGCTCATAAAAATAATCAAAGATGCTTTGATTTTGAAGCTACCAGTGAACATTGTGAATCTTTTTGGATAGGATATCACAAAGCATTGAAAAAGTTAACTCCAAAAATTTTGTGAATATAAAATTAATTGTTATATTTGTCTAAATTCAAAGTAAAATGGCAACAGCAAAAGAATTAACACCAATCGTTACAAAACTAGAAAAGGATCTGGAACACCTCCAAACTGAAAATTTGCAATTATTCAAAAATTATGAATCCGCCAATAAGGATATCAAAAGGCTGAGAAAGCAAATGGATGAAAAATCCGCTGCGCTTGAAGCTTTAAGGCGAGAAATTGAAGAAATGAAAAAAGGAGAAAAACCAAAATTGCTTCCAGATATCGAAGCCCAAGTAAAAAATTTAATGTCAAAAGAAGTAATCCTTCAAGGAATGAAAGAAGAAATTGTGCCCATGACTAAACAACAAAGGGCTGCACAAATCTATAAGCAATATAAAGCAAAACAAAATGGAAATACAAATCAATAATGAATTAAAGGGAATTATACCAGCCTTAACTAAAGAGGAATATTCAAGCCTGGAAGAAAGCATCCTCAAGGAAGGCTGCCGTGATGACTTAGTATTATGGAATGAAACAATTGTTGACGGACATAATCGATATGAAATATGTACTAAGTATAATATTGAATTTAAAACTACTCAAAAGGAATTTAAGGATATTAATGAAGCAAAGGAATGGATAATTAACAATCAATTCTCAAGGCGTAATATTACATTATTCCAACGCTCGGTATTAGCTTTAACATTAAAGAAAATATTTGAATTTAAGGCAAAGGAAAAACAAAGTGAGGCAGGAAAGCTTAAGCAGAATTCTGCCGAAGCTCCAATTAATACTAGAGATGAACTTGCTAAAGTTGCAAAAGTTAGTCACGATATAATTTCAAAGGAATATGTTCTAAATTTCTGGCTTAAAACATTTGCAATGAAAAGAAAATATGTTGGCTTAATGAAAATAATAAGAGAATATGAATCAAGAAGATATGAATGAAATTGTAAAATTAAATAATATTCAAATTACAGATAGTAGTGTCATTATTAATGATAACATTACGGAATTAGAATGGGCTGAAGCATTGGAATATTGTGAAAAAACTAATAAAAAACTTCAATGGGTTATTGGTGAATTACTAAATTTTGGTGAAAAAAAGAAATATAGAAAATATGTTGAGTTGATGTCAAAAACAAATTTTGAATATGGAACCCTTCGTAATATTCAAAGTGTTGCAAAAAAAGTTGATGTGTCACGCCGGCGTGACAATTTAAGTTTTTCACATCATATTGAAGTGGCAGCCTTATCGCCTGAAAAACAGACGGAATTTCTTGATAGAGCAGAAAATGAACATTTAACACGGAAAGAACTTCGAAATGAAATTCGTAAAGACAGAAAGGAATATATAGTCAAACCAGTACCAACAGGTGTTTATAACTTAGTATATTGTGATCCTCCATGGCAATATGATTTTGCTGAAACATCAAATAGAGAAGTTGAAAATCATTATCCAACAATGGAAACAATAGACATATGTAAAATGGAATTACCTCAATTATCTTTTGATTGTTTATTGTTAATGTGGGCAACAGCACCTAAAATAAAAGAAGCATTGAAGGTAATCGAATCATGGGGTTTTGAATATAAAACTCAAGCAATATGGGATAAGGAAATTATTGGACCTGGTTATTGGTTTAGAGGACAACATGAAATATTATTAGTGGCAACAAGAGGACATTTCTCACCACCTGAACCAGAAAATAGGGTTTCAAGCGTATATAGAGAAAAGCGTACAGATCATTCTAAAAAGCCAGAATATTATTATGAGTGGATAGAAAAGTCATTTCCAAATACAATGAAAATAGAATTATTTGCTAGACAAAAATATAATGATAACTGGGCTTGCTGGGGAAATGAAAAAATGTAATAAATGTGGTTTAGATAAACCATTAAATGAATTTATGAGGAAATAAAATGAATAAAGAAAATGAATTTAATAAGTCTATGTCAAATGTAGATTCGTTAGAAATAACGGAGTTCCTGGAGGATTTTTATAAAAGATATTTTTCAAATATCGCGGTATATGCTAAAGCTTATAGTACTCGTAATCATTCTCAATTAATGGGGATAGATACCGTAATACTTCTCACTAATCTCAAAACAATTACAATTGATGAAAAAATCCGTTTTGATGTCTATGACGATTATGCTTTAGAAGTTATTAAAAACAATCGCACTAAAGAACCAGGGTGGATGGAAGAGGATTTAAGTATTGATTATTTGAATTATGTTCAATTTCCAATTCGTAGGGCAACAATGTTTAATTGGCCAACATTAAGAAAAGTTTATGTATCCAATAAAGAAAAATGGATTGATCAATATGGACTAATACCAGCTCCAAATTACATTAATGGAATTTTTGTTTATGATACAATGAATCTTATTGTACCGAAAATCGTTCTTTTAGAAGAATACCAAAAGAATATGTCAATTACTTATTTATCTGATGAAGAAGTAGAAAAATATTTGAAAAATAATACAGAAGAAGCGAAGCAGAGACAAGCTATAGAAAGAATTAAACAAATAAAAAGAAATGGCAACAAAAGAAATTAATAAGGAATATTACAATAGGAATAGAAAATTCATCCTTTTAAAGAAGAAATTACTCCGAAATGGCGAAAAAATTCCACCAATAGTCAGAATTCCTCACCAGGACGGTAGAATCTATGTGTGTCTTAACGAAACAGTCCTGGCGGTAGAAGTGCCTTACCAACTACCAAAGTCCTCCAGAAGTACCTTAAAATCGAAAATTTGAATATTAACTAAAAATTATAAAAAAAATGTCAGAAGAAAGAAAAGTATGGGCAAAGGAATTATCAATTGCCAGACAATCCGCGATCAAAATTAGTCTTGAATTTTGTAAAGTTCATGGAATTATTCCAACATTAAAAGAGCTCATTCGGCTAACTGATGTTTTAGCGGAAGATTGTATTCTAATGCCAAATGATGAATTTAAAAAAACCATCGAAAAAGTAGACAAATGGGTTATAGATAAGAAGGCTGAAACTAAAAAATGAAAATACCTAACGGTATAATTGATATATCTAATTTTGGTATTCCAGAAAATTATCTGAAATTAACTAAAATTGTTAGAGAAGAAATTTGTCGAAAAATTATTTCATCAACATTAGCAACAATAAAATCAAATGTTTCTCTTGATGAAAAATATGCATATATGTATGGAATATTTTTACGCAATGAAAAGTATTACACCAATGAAGAAATATTCGAAGCTTCCCAGATTTTTTTGGATCTACAAAACGCTTTGAATGAAGAATTTAATAATTTAAATAAAAATGTTAGTTAACACTCTGGACAATCTCCGCAATTACCATTTAAATTACCGTCATCAATGTCCCAGTGATCAGATCTACGAGTACTTGTATTCCATCCAGTGAAAATACTACCACCAGGAGATATTTCAGCAGCATTTTGACGATATAATGGATAAGTTATTTTATTACATATTAAAAAATCTTCCAATCTTTTTAGATAAAATCTCATTAAATTTTCAACCTTTGATAAATACATAGAAAATTCTTCAATGGTAACTGGAGTTACCGAATCAGTTCCACTTACGCCGATTCCATTTCGTGAGGTTCTCCAATTAAGAAATGGACTTGCACTATACCATGCGGAAAATGCTAGCGCCGGTAAAATATATTGTTCATATAAAATTTGAGTATCACCAGTCAATTGGTTGTTATCATATCTGGAAACAATGTCATTATACAATGCACATCCTAGCACGGGCTCGACAAAAAGTTGCTGTGCAATAAGTAAATGCGGAATTAAAAGCTCGCAATCAATATTTTGTCCAATTGATGTGAATTTTTTAAGTTCAACGGGTGTTGCAAAACAGCTTTCCATAATTAAGTAGGTAGAGTATTTGGATTATTAACGGCATTTGATGAATTATCCAAATTTGGTAATCCATAAAGCCACGCACGCCTTTCATTGACAGTCATTTCTGTACCATCAGCTATTGGTTGCTCAGTTTTTAGAGGTTCAGTTGTACAAATAACGCTTCCTAAATTATTAACATCAACTAAAATTTTATTAATACCATCAAGCAAAACTTGTTTCATAGGTTCTGTGACAAGAGTTACAAAAGTGATAACGGAAACATTCATTTTATTCGCTGATCCTCCAAGATCGGAACCTTTTGAATCTACGCCAACCAAAAGAGGCGAAGCATTATGTGCGGTAATAATATTCTGATAAACTTGCTGAGATAATATATCAAATAATTTATCTTGCTCGCCACCAGTAATTAATTGAAAGTCGGGCTTATTTGCCATATCATCCACAAAAGCCAAAAGTACTTTACGACCTTTTACACCTGAATAAAATTGCTCAATTTCATTTGAAGCATTTTCAATATCCTCATCTGACATACTTCCTTTTAATTGAGTTAATAATCCAGAAAGGAAGAAATTGCTTCTAACATTATGGACATGAAAATCTGAAATTTCACGAGATAAAATTATATAATTAATTGCTGAATTATATGCTGGTACTGGATAATATGTATATCCGTAATCACGCATAAATAAAAGTTGTGTTGGATATTTTTGCCATTGCTGTGGATCCCAAAGCCTAATTTTGACATATTCTTTCCTGTTTGATTTTATACTGTTTGAAATATAACCCCAAGATTTTGAAATATAACCCCATTCTGATCTTCCAAATTTATTCGGCGCCGATATACGAAAATCTTGCATCGGTAAATGATAACATTCAGCAATTTTTCCTTCTCTATTATAAATTACTTGTATTACAGCTCCATTAAATAAAGCCATATCTTTTGCACATTTAGCATAAACGCTTTTTAGATTATCTTCACTCTTATTTCTTTTTGTTAGAAACTGGTTGACCGTATTCGATTGATCTTCTTTTTCTGGCTGAAGATTATTTCCTAAAATTAAGTTCGATTTTAAATTTACAAGGTTTTGATGTACTGAAGCACCATTAATATATAAATCAATAATGAAATCAGGAAATGCATTATCAAGTTTGGAACCATAAATTCCTGTATTCCAATATAGGATACCATCAGTTGATGCCAATTCCATATCGGGATTTATTACTTTTAGAAATTTTTCTGGTTTTAAAGGTACTGATTTAAATGTTATTTTTGACTTTTCTGACATAATGTATCTTTTATAATATAACTTATTGTTTTAAAAATCGTCTTTTATTTGACGTTATATTTGTTTTTTAGCTTTTTAAAAATTATATCAAATAACAATTTTACCACATAACCAACTACTGCTCCAATTGTAGCCACAATAACTGCACTCAAAATAAATTCCCAAGTTGGAAAATTACTAACTTTTTGCACTTGTGTTATCGCGCCAATAGCACCACCGCCAATTGGAAAAATATCCGATAGTTTGTTTAATATGAATCCGTAAATTTTATCCATTACTTTCATTGTTTTTTATCTTTTTTATCGTTTTTTCGTAAGCGGACATTTTGGCTTCATCCCACATGGAATTACATATGGCAACCGCTTGATCGGTTGGTTTACCTTCGTTGATGAGGACACCGACACATCTACTAATATAATCGTCTTTTTTTTCATATGGTTTTGGATTGGGCATAATTTTAATTATTAATTTTATTTTTGATAGTATTTTATATTAAAAAATTATTTTTCCACTAATAAAATTTATCATTGAATCTTCTTCTGATGAAAGATACATTTGATAATCATACTTTCCTGATATTTCATTATTATCTTTAATAAGTTCAAAAACGCCTCTGTCTTTAAGCACAATACTACCATCAAGCGTTGAAAAAGTCATTATAATTGATTCAGATTCATCTTTTACAGTTAATGTTGCACCAATATAAGAAGTGAAATCAAATGAGTAATTAACAATGCCATCAAAATTAACACAAATTATGAGTATACTTATTCTTGAGTTTATATCAGCATAAATAATATCATCGCCAGAGCATAAATCCAAAGTTTGTTCCATATTCTAATATTTTATAATAATTATTTTAAGTAATCCAAGTTGATGGAATATCTCCATAATTGCTTATTGATGTTAATGAATTTCCTGCGCCTGCAAAGCAACGTGTTTTTATTGGTGTACCACTACCGAAATCACAATTCCATAAATCAGGTGCAGTTCCTTGTGCGCCAGTAAATGAATCTCTGTTAAAACAATAACTAAAATCAACAGATTTATTGAAAAATCTTGTAGCTGTTTCTCCAGATGCATAGAATGTCCACGGATTTATTTGCAATTTAATGCAGGCATTAAATGTATTATAGAAACTCTGTGCTAATGTATTATATTTAAACAAATTATCTGGAATAGATGCTAGCAAAGTACATCCATTAAATGTACCATAGAAAGCAAGCGTTGTTACATTAATATTATATCTAAATAAATCCGTTGGAATATTTGTCAATGAAATACAATCTCTAAATGTTTCTTTAGATCCACTTGAACTTACTAATGTATTATATCTGAATAAATCTGTTGGAACACTGGTTAATGCAGAACATCCGTAGAATGTACTATCAAATGCTGCTGCTGAAACTTGCGTATTATATTTGAATAAATCTGTTGTAATACCAGTTAATGAAGTACATCCAAAAAATGTTGCACTAAATGCATTTACTGTTAAACCTGTATTGTATCTAAATAAATCTGTTGGAATACTAGTCAAAGATGTACATCCTCTAAATGCAAGTTTAAATCCATCTGTAGTAAGTTTAGTATTATATTTAAATAAATCTGCTGGAATACTGGTTAATGAGGCGCAATTTAAAAATAAATTGGAGAATCCAAGCGTTGATACTTCTGTATTATATTTAAATAAATCTGCTGGAATTGTTGTCAATGCAGAGCAACTATGGAATGCACTATTAAATCCTGATAAAGTAACATTGACGCAGTTATCAAATAATCCAGAAGTAATAGTTGTTATTTTTGCACAACTTCTAAATATACCAAATAAACCATTAGTTATTAAATCGGTCTTTGCTAATATTTTTCCAATGCCTGTTGATTTTAGATTAGTACAACCATAAAATGCATTAGTAATATATTTAAATCCACCAAAGTCTGTTGAATTTCCCCAGAATATTATATCTGATATTTTAAGTTTATCTCCGGTATTATTAAATGACCAAGCTGGAGCCTCGCCATATATTTGATTTCGATAAGTTCCATTTGCTGCATAAGTATGAATTCTATTGGTATCATTATAAGCTGTAACTCCAGAAACAGAACCATCGCCCCAATAGATTGCTGCGTTAAATGTACCGCTATTATAGAAAGGTAAAGTAACAGTTCTAGCTGCCGTATCACCACTAACAGTCCATTCTGTTATAAATCCAGTATCGATTGATGGAATTACGAAGTTTCCATTTGAAGTGAATTTATGAATTGTATATGATCCATCAATTGTTTTTGTTCCACCAAAACATATTGGAAAAGCTGATGTTAAATATCTTATATAAACAACTCCTGAACCACCAGTTCCAGCTGTAGCATGAGAACCACCTCCACCGCCACCTGTATTAGCAGTACCATTACTTGAAGCATTACCTCCGCCACCAGTTCCTCCAGTGCCACTAACGCCTCCGCCACCTCCACCGCCAACAGTAGTTCCAGTTCCAAATATTGAAAATGTTAATCCGTTTCCGCCATTTCCTATGGATGTTCCACCATTTCCTCCAACTTGTCCAATTCCGCCACCACCAGCGCCATACCAACAATTATCTCCAGCAATTGACGGCCCACCATTATATCCTTGCGAACCAGTTCCACCAGCATTACTGCCCCAACCTGCCGCTCCACCACCACAACCACCATTACCACCAATAGCTCCAGACATATTACCATAACCGCCATTTCCACCACCAAAAGCAGTAAATCCGCTAAATGTCGTATTATTACCGCTGCCACCAATAACAATAGGATATGTTCCAGCAGTAATAGTTTTTCCAGTTAAATAAATATATCCACCAGCACCGCCTCCACCACCATAAAATGTACCAGGTGTGTCACTTCCATTTGCACCATTTCCGCCACCACCAATTAATAAGAAATCGATTAATTCTGGAATAACAGTTGGTGTAGGCGTCGGCGTCGGTGTCGTTGGTATTGTTGGCGTTATCGTTGGTGTAACAGTCGGCGTTGCTGTCGGCGTTGCTGTCGGCGTTGCTGTCGGCGTTATCGTTGGTGTAACAGTCGGCGTTGCTGTCGGCGTTGCTGTCGGCGTTGCTGTCGGCGTTATCGTTGGTGTAACAGTCGGCGTTGCTGTCGGCGTTATCGTTGGTGTAACAGTCGGCGTTGCTGTTGGCGTTGCGACTGGTACTAATGACGAAGTAGGCGTAATCGTTGGTGTTAATGTTGGTGATAAACTAATAGTTGGTGTTTGCGTTGGTATTATTGATGAAGTAGGCGTAATAGTTGGCGTTGTAACTGGTACTGATGATGAAGTAGGTGTAACAGTCGGCGTTACCGTTGGTGTTTGCGTTGGTATTATTGATGAAGTAGGTGTTATCGTTGGTGATATTGATAAGCTCGGAGTGATGGTCGGAGTGATGGTTGGAGTTGTGACAATAACATCATTAAAAGATATATTTTTTATAATGACTTTAAAAGATATATTTTTTATAATGACTTTAATTACATCAGATTTCAATATCACAGATCCCACTAATTAGCTATATTTTGATGATAGGTTATTTTTCCATAAAGAAATGCTCGTTTTGCCCAAGTTGATGAGGAAAGATACATATCGTAGGAATAACATCCTGCTCTTACAGTATCCATTTGTATAGCTGTTTTAATGAGTTTAAACACTCCTCCAACTTGAAGTAATATACTACCATCCAAAGTTGAGAAAGTTTGTACAATTGTACCTGAGTCATTTTTTACTACTAATGTTGCGCCAGTATATGGCGTGAAATCGTATGAATATTCGGTACATCCGGAAAAATATGTACAAGATATAGATACATTTAGAGTTCTATCCTTATCGATGAAAATGTCATACATTGCAGCGAAGGATAAGTCAAGAAATTTTTCCATATTAATTTATATATAATATAACTCAAAAATTATTTTTTCTACTTTAAGCCAAACCTAATGTTCCATCCGACGTAAATGTTCTAACACTATAAGATCCATCAATATGTTCTGTTCCTCCACTTGATGACGGAAAATCTGTTGTCAAGAATCTAATAATAAATATTCCAGTACCACCATCGCCGCCATTAAAATCATAACATGAACCGCCGCCACCACCACCTGTATTAGCAATACCATCATCTCCATTACCATCATCAGAACCATTTCCTCCACCACCTTGTCCTCCATATCCAATGCCAGTATAATATGATCCACCGCCGCCGCCGCCAGCAAAATAAAGCGTTACGCCTGAAATACTACAAGATAATCCATCACCACCATCACCGCCAGTTGGACCAGTATCATTTGCATCGTGACCAGGTTCACTAGCTCCGCC